AATCCAATGTACTACAAAAACTACAGCAACGATTGGGTCCTGGTTGGCAGCGATGATTGGAAAGCCAGCTGGCCCACAGTTCAAGGCACCAAGACCGTGACTGGTACTTTGTCACCAGGGTGGACAATCAACATCAATAATCAAGGTGTGACTGTGCCAAGTTCGCCAGACAACGACCTAGATGGCTTGGTAGAAGATATCAACAACGCCAATATTCAAGGCGTAACTGCGGCCAATGTTGATAGCAAATTGGTGCTTTATGCTGACAGTGCTGCTACCAATGACGGCAGCAGTGCCGACGGGCAAGGCATTATCTATATTGATGAAAGCAGTACTTCAGCACTGATGACAGCGTTGGGTATCACTGCAGGTGCTGTGTATAACTCACCATTTTTACAACAAAGCCCAAATTACACTGTGCCACGTTGGAAAACCACTGACACAGATCCACGCCCAACTGGCAGTGTTTGGTTCAAAACCAATACTCCCAATCTTGGAGCTAATATATCTGTGCTACGTTACAATTCGTCATTGGAACAATGGGTCAGTCAAACTGTTGGATTGTATGAATCGCCTATTGCTGCCACAGCAGCCCTGGATCCCAGCGGCGGAGGCAAAAACATTGCGGCCAACACAGTGTTTGGATGGTATAATTTTGCGCCAGAAGAAAATCTTACAACATCTACTATTCATCAAACACAAACTGTATCATTGTTTTATCGACCCAGCACAGGTGCTTTGAATGTGACTGGAGCCGTTGAAACTCCAAGCTTCACTGTGGGCGATCAATTTACTATTGCCACAGCCGCTCCAGGGTCTACCACTTACACCACTCCAGTGACTGCAACCATTGGCGGCACTGGATCAGCAGCTGATTTTGTGGCGGCGGTCAGTGCTGCTGGTGTACCAGCGGTGAGTGCTACCATTGACAGTGCTGGTTACATTGTGTTGACTCAAAGCAATGGCAATACCATTAAACTGGCTGATGTTGGCGGAGACACAGCTCTGTCAGATGCTGGTTTTACCAATGCGCTGGACGGATCATACCTTGACATTGAAGGAAACTTGTATTTGTCAAATTGGTATGCCTTGGAATACACAGCCAGTGCCACTGAGCCCACAATATTGCCTGCTACTGGTCGTCTGTGGTATTACAGCACAGTAAGTCAAGTTGACATCATGATCAACGACGGTACCAATGGATGGGTAGGTTATCGCAATGAAACCAATGATGTGCGCGGTTTTAATTTAAGCAACACAGATCCAAATGGTCCACTGATCAGTGCCAGCGCACCAACTGAACAAAGCGATGGCACCAGTTTGGTCTATGGTGATCTTTGGGTAGATACCAGCGATTTAGAAAATTATCCAGTGATTCGCAGATGGCAAACAGTTGACAGTGTTGACCAGTGGATTTTGATTGACAACACTGATCAAACCACAGAAAACGGAATATTGTTTGCCGATGCTCGTTGGAGTTCAACCGGCGATGTGAATCCTGTCACAGACAACTATCCAACTATCAAGAGTTTGCTGACCAGCAACTATTTGGATGTTGACGCTCCTGACAGTACATTGTATCCATCTGGCATGCTGTTGTTCAACACACGTCGCAGTGGTTACAATGTCAAGAGTTTCCAGGCCAATTATTTCAATCCGCAAGACTTTGACTATCCAATCTGGGACAGCACCACTGCGTATGTCACAGGCGATCAAGTGCTGGCTGGTACCACATTGTATGTTGCTATTCAAGCCAGCACAAATCAGAATCCAACAACTCAAACTGCTTTTTGGCAGCCGCTGGAAACTGACACTTGGGTCACAGCCAGTGGTAATCGCAATGACGGATCACCTTACATGGGACGTCAGGCCCAGCGTGTGATGATTGTAAATCAACTCAAGAGCGGAGTTGACGCCAACACTGATATCAGAGAAGAACAGCGCGAATTCAACTTGTTGGCATGCCCAGGATATCCTGAAGTGATCAGCAATTTGATCCAACTCAACAACGACCGAGACAATACTGGATTTGTTGTGGGTGACACCCCAATGAGATTGGAAGGCACTGGTACTGCTATTGAAGCTTATGCGGCAACTACCAGTGACAGTGATCCGTATGCTGCTACATTCTATCCCAGCTGCCAGACAGTGGATCTCAGCGGATCAGCAGTGGTTCAACCGCCTAGCCATATGATGGTTCGTACCATGATTCGCAACGACGAAATCGCATATCCATGGTTGGCTCCAGCAGGTACTCAACGCGGTGTGATTGACAATGCTGATAACATTGGTTACATTGATGCCACAACCGGTGAGTTCGTTTCATTGGGTGTGAATCAAGGTCTTCGCGACATTCTGTACGAAAGACGCATCAACCCAATTACATTTGTGCCCGGAGTTGGTATCACAAACTTTGGTAACAAAACTACCTATAGTTTGGATTCTGCACTGAATCGAATCAATGTTGGTCGCTTGGTAGCATTCCTAAGAGCAAGGTTACAGAGCATTGGTAAGAATTACTTGTTTGAGCCCAATGATCAAATTACTCGTAACGAAATCAGCAATTCTATCAACAGTCTCATGGTTGATTTGGTTGCCAAGCGCGGCGTGTATGACTTCCTGGTGGTGTGTGATGAAAGCAACAACACACCAGCTCGAATTGATCGCAATGAACTTTGGGTAGACATTGCTATCGAGCCAGTGAAAGCTGTGGAATTCATTTATATTCCGATCAGACTCAAGAACACTGGCGAAATTGCTGCTGGAGTTGTGGCATCGTCACAAACCGTCTAACGACATCGCTAGACCAGAAAATGGGGGTTTTGACCCCCATTTTTTTTGACCACTCAGACCATAAATAACACTATAGGAGATATGTAAAATGGCTGTGAATTCACTCTCAAGAATGACAGTACCGTTGGCCAGTGATCAAAGCTCGTCAACACAAGGTTTGTTGATGCCCAAACTCAAATATCGCTTTAGAGTGATATTTCAAAACTTTGGTGTGTCAACTCCTACCACTGAACTCACAAAGCAAGTCATGGACTTCAAACGTCCGTCAGTGAGCTACGATGACATCATCATCCCAATCTACAACAGTGAACTCAAACTGGCTGGCAAATACCACTGGGCCGAAGTTACCTGTAATCTCAGAGACGATGCCAGTGGCAATGTCAGCAAGTTGGTTGGTGAGCAGGTTCAAAAACAAATGGACTTTTTGGAAATGGCCAGTGCGTCTGCTGGTATTGATTACAAATTTACCACACGATTTGAAGTGCTGGACGGCGGCAACGGCGCATCTGAACCAAGAGTTTTGGAACAGTGGGAACTGTATGGTTGCTATCTGAAAAACGTAGATTATGGTGCCATGGACTACGGCAGCAGTGACCCAGTGACTATTTCTTTGACCATCTTGTTTGACAATGCTAACCAAGTGCCTGAAGGTTCTGGCATTGGTGGTGTTCTTGGACGTACTCTGGGAGACGTGGTCACTGGTATTGGTACTGCTCAGGTCTAAGCTACAGTACTATGTCATTTGGCCAGGACTTTCTTAGAGGGTTTGCCGGACCGCGTGGGCTTAAAGATTATGCCCACGCCAGTAAAACTTTTCTTACCAACGGATATGAACTTGTACCCAATTACAAGTTCATGTTCCATGTCAAGTTCAATCTCAACACCACACAGATACCTGCCTTGACATCAGTGTTTAATCCCACTGAAATTGCTCAGATGGGACTCATGGTCAAAAACGTTCAGCTGCCCCAATTCACTGTTGACACTGAAGTGATGAATCAGTACAACAGAAAACGCATCATACAAAAGCGGGTTAACTATCAGCCAGTACAGATTGAGTTTCATGACGACGGCGGCGATTTGATTCGCACACTTTGGTACAACTGGTTCAGCTACTACTACAAAGATCCTGTGTACCAATACGGCAATGCTCCTAACCAGCCAGGCAGATTTGTTACCGACAGCCAACCAGGATTTGGATACGGCTATCGAGATACCTACGAAAAGCAACGATCTGGCAATGCCAACGACTGGGGCTACATGAATGAAAGCTACTACGATGGCGGAGCAGGAGGCGAGTTTGCTCAAAAGAAACCTTACTTCTTTTCAGACATTACCATTTATGGCTTGACACCCAATCGCCACAAATGGATCAGCTATGTGTTGATCAATCCAATGATCAGAGACTGGCGTCATGATCAGTACAATTACACCGAAGGTGGTGGCACCATGAGTAACTTCTGTACCATTGAATACGAAACAGTGAAATACTACAGTGGTGGGCTTGGTGGAGTGCGTCCTGATACCAATGTCAAAGGCTTTGGTGATCCAGCCTATTACGATACCATACCCAGCAGCTTGAGCAGACCTGGCAGTGGTGCCAGCGTGCTGGGACAAGGCGGATTGTTGGACGCTGGTATAGGCATTGCACAAGACCTACAAAATAGAAACTTCCTGGGCGCAGCATTGACAGCTCTCACAACTAGAAACACTTGGAAAGGCAAAAATCTTCGTGCTGTGATCAACGAAGAAGCCAATGTGGCTGCTAGGTCAGTGATTCAAAACAGTTTGCCTGGCGCTGTGAGACAAATACAAAACAATTCAGGTGGATTTTTGTTTCCACGTGCGCCCACATCCACTGCCACAACTGGCTTTGGCGGTGCTATATCTAGATCAACCACAACACAATAATGGCCACCGTAAACAATATCAATCCCAGAATTGACACCACTGTGCGAGTGTTTGACAGTTTCTACGGCTATGAAGAATTTGTGCCAGCTGCCGAATATGACATTGTGTACAGTTTTTTCAGATCAGTGGTACCAGATCCGCTGGCTGCTGGTAATTTTTCTATCAGTTTGTTTCGCATAGCTGACTCAACACAGACACCAGTGTTGACTCTGTTACAGACCATTCAAGAAAATGGTACCACTGCAATTCAGTTGACACAGACACTGACTTACTACCTCAACAACCTGCGTAGCCCAGCCACTTTACTGGGAGTTGGAGCTATCACAGCACCCAATCAATACACAGCAAGAAACGTGCTGGCATAAACCATGGCAAAGTGGGCACAAGGACCATACACAGTTCAAAACCCACAGAAATACGTGGGCAATAGAACTCCGAGATATAGATCAGGCTGGGAACTCAGTTTCATGCGGTTCTGTGACACAAACGATCATGTATTACAGTGGGCCAGTGAAGCCATACAAATACCATATCGTCATCCACTCACTGGCAAACAAACCATATACGTGCCTGATTTTTTGATCACGTATCGTACCAGAAACAACATGGTACGAGCAGAAGTGATTGAAATCAAACCCAAAAATCAAAGTGTGGTTGAAAGCAAAATGAACAGCAGAGACCGCGCTGTGGTGGCCATAAATTATGCCAAATGGGATCAAGCCACCAAATGGTGTCGACGCAACGGCTTGCTGTTTAGAGTGATCACCGAAGATCAAATGTTCCATAACGGTAAAAAGTAAGCCATAAATATGGCATGACCAAAAAACTTGAGGAATTGTTTGATCTGCCGCCTAGCGAACACGACGTACAAATTTCTTTGCCTGAGATTCCGCTCACCCAACAGGCCATTCACAACATTGACGACGCCATTGACAAAATTGATGCTGCGCTGCCCACAGTGCGAGATCTATCAGCCAGTGACACAGAGCTAGACGAGCTGGCCAAAAAAGCCGAACAAAGCTTTGACGACCTTATGAATCTGGGCATGAATGTTGATTCAAGATTTGCTGCTGAAATCTTTGCCACTGCTGGTGCCATGCTGGGCCATGCGCTCACAGCCAAAACAGCCAAGCTCAACAAAAAACTCAAGATGATTGATCTACAACTCAAAAAAGCCAGACTGGATCAACAGGCTCCAGAGTCTGATCCCACACCCACTGGCACTGGACATGTGTTGGATCGCAACGAAATACTGGACCGCTTGCTGGGTGACAGACGCACAAAAGCCAAAAAAGAATAAATATCATATAGGGAACAGCCATGAAAACATTTCATCAGTATCTTGCCGAAAGCGAACGCACATACGACTATCGCATCAAGATTCTTGGGGACGCCGCACCTGATTTTGTAAAAAATCTCGAAGACAAACTCAAGCAATTTGACATTGTAAAAATATCCAAGCCCAAGACCACGCCAGTGATGAAGTTGCTTAAAGATTTTCCAGGCGAGGAAAATCAAAGTGTGACTTCCATGGAAGTGAGTTTTAGATATCCAGCCATTGAGCCTCAAATCATGCAGATTGCTCAGTTGCTGGGACACAATCCCAATCATGTGCGA